AGACGCTGCTTCTGATGAGCAGATCAGAGCCTTGTTTTTCAATGGGCAAATTGCGTCATGGCAATTGATCATTCCCGATTTTGGTGACGTAAGCGGAGCTTTCCAGATTGCTTCTCTGGAATATGGTGCGGAGCATAATGGCGAAGTGACATTCGAAATGGCACTCGAATCCGCTGGCGCCATAACCTTCATGGCGATGGCCTGATGGTAAATCGTCATCGAGGAGAGATAGAGGCCACACTGGATGGAAAAACCTGGACTCTTTGTCTAACACTTGGTGCCTTGGCCGAACTTGAAACGTCATTCGCGGTCGAAGATTTGACGGAATTAACGACACGTTTTTCCACCGGTCGGCTCTCCGCCAACGACATGTTACGTTTGATTTCTGCGGGCCTGCGCGGTGCCGGACCTACTGTTGATGATAGTGACGTGAAAGAGATGCAGGCGGAAAATGGTGCGCTTGGCTATGCCGACATCGTGACCCGACTATTGGCAGCGACGTTTGGTAAATCGCAATAATGTCGAAGCCAGAGCCTTTCCCATGGGGCGACGTTATGGAGTTTGGCTTCGGCGTTATGAAGCTCTCATCGCAGAGTTTCTGGTCACTTTCTCTACCTGAACTAGAAGCTGCGATGCGCTGCCACTTACCAGCGACTGGAAACGTGCCCCGACGCGAGGAACTGCTTCAAATGATGAAAGACCGCCCGGACCAAACACCCTTGGCCAAAGGAGAGCAAACAATATGACGCGCACGGAACAGGGAATAACGATACCCGTCGTTGCTGACACGAGTCAGTTCACCGACGCTCTCAAAGAATTGCAGGTCAGTTCCAAGGATTTTGGGTCCGCATTCAGCAGCACGATAAAATCTGCGATTTCGAGCGGAAAATCTTTTGAAGATACGCTCAAATCCCTTGCTTTGCGCTTGTCGGGTATGGCGCTGTCCGCCGGTTTGAAACCGATTGAAAATCTCACTTCAAACCTTTTTGAAAATCTCCTGTCGGGTCTGACATCAGGCGCTGGTGGCAACATTGTACCCTTCGCCAAGGGCGGCGTGGTTTCTGCTCCAACTTTCTTTTCGAGCGGCGGCGGCATGGGTGTCATGGGTGAAGCCGGCAGTGAAGCGATCATGCCATTGGCAAGGGGCAGTGATGGTCGTTTGGGTGTTCGCACCCAAGCGCAATCTCAACCGGTGAATGTTGTCTTCAATGTCAGCACGCCCGACGTGCAAGGTTTCAAGAAATCACAATCGCAAATTTCAACATTGCTAACGCGAACCGTAACGCGCGGTCGTCGCGGACTGTAATGCGCTTTGAGATGCGGGAAAAACTAACGTCACAAGAGAGTTTTCATGGCTGAGCAATCAGGGTTTCACGATGTGCGTTTCCCAACAGATATATCCATTGGGTCTTCAGGCGGTCCGCAAAGGAGCACTGAGATCATCACATTGGGGTCCGGGCGCGAACAACGAAATCAACGCTGGTCTCAATCCCGACGCCGCTATGATGCAGGCTATGGTGTGAAGGGACTAGACCTTCTTCAAGAAGTAGTTGCTTTCTACGAGGCCCGCCGCGGGCCACTCTTTGGATTTCGGTTTAGGGATCCATTGGACTGGAAAAGCTGCGCCCTTTCGCAAACGCCTGGTTTGAACGATGTGATGATTGCAAAGGGTGATGGTGTCTCGACATCTTTCCAACTCCTGAAAAACTATGGTGAAGCAGACGCCGCATACGCTCGAACCATCACCAAACCTGTCAAGGACAGTGTGATCATTGCCGTTTCCGGGCAGCTCGCGGTGGAAACCGTCGATTATCAAGTGGATTACGTCACTGGTTTGATCACATTCACAAGTCCGGTGGATGCAGATGCCGCAATCTCTGCAGGCTTTGAATTTGACGTTCCGGTTCGTTTTGAATCCGATGACTTCACAGTGAACCTGGCTGCTTTTACCGCTGGTGAAGTGCCATCAATTCCCCTGATTGAGGTGCGAACATGAGACAGTTTTCTCCACCGCTTAAGGAGCATGTTGGGGGCAATGTCACAACGATCTGTACCTGTTGGATCATTCGACGACGAGACGGCACGGTGCTGGGATTTACAGATCATGATCAAACATTGCAGGTCGGCGACGTCGATTGTCATGCCGCTGCAGGTTTTTCACCAACACAAGCCGTGCATGAACTTGGTCTCGCATCGGACAGTCAGGATATCGAAGGTGCCTTGAGCGCAGCGTCAATATCGGAAGACGATCTAAGCGCTGGACTTTACGATGGAGCGAAGGTCGAAGTCTGGTTGGTGAATTGGGCAAGCATTGACCAACAGCATCACATGCGAACGAACCTGCTAGGCGAAGTGAGCCGTGAAGATGGAATATTTAAAGCGGAACTTCGGGGTTTGACGTCGGTTCTGGATCAAACACAAGCCCGAAGCTTTTCCAGAAGTTGTGATGCGCAATTGGGTGACAGCCGCTGCAAAGTAGATCTATCTACTACCGCTTTTACAACGACCGGCAGCGTCACACGAACAATCGACCGTAGGCGTTTTGAATGTATAGGACTGGAAAGCCATTCTGCTGGCTGGTTTGCACGGGGACAATTAACATGGACCTCAGGTGCCAATGCCGGTCAATCGATTGAAGTCGCCGGTTCTAAATTACAGCGTGTAGACATGCTGGAATTATGGGCCTCGATGCCGCTCGGTATAGCCATCGGAGATGAGTTCTTTGTTTCGGCTGGTTGCGACAAGAGTTTTTCGGTTTGCAAAAGTAAGTTCTCAAACGCGATCAATTTTCAAGGTTGTCCCCACATGCCTGGTACGGATTTCGTTCTCGGCTATGCAGATAGTGGCGGCCAGCATGACGGCTCACCGCTCATTGTCTGACAAATAAATCCAATCGGAAACATCGATGAAAAATACTGCAGATGCAGAACGCATCATTGATTGCGCACGCGCTTGGCTGGGAACGCCGTACGTTCATCAGGCTTCGTTAAAACATGTCGGCTGCGATTGTCTCGGCCTGATACGGGGTGTTTGGCGTGAGGTCGAAGGTGATGAACCGACCGCGACACCATCCTATTCTTCTGTTTGGTCTGAAGTGAGCGGCGTCGAGGCTCTTTTGGAAGCTGGTGAGGCCTATTTTCAATCTATCGGAAAAGATCAAGCATCTGCCGGGGATATGTTGGTCTTCCGACTTCGCCCGACCTTTGCAGCGAAACACGCTGCAATCCTCACTGCTCAAGACACATTCATTCATGCCTACGACGGCAATAGCGTCGTTGAATCCAGCCTCACGGATTTTTGGCGTCGACGGATCGCAGGCGTTTTTCGTTTCCCTTCTCTCATTCAAAACGGTGACCACTAATGGCGACGATTGTCTTGCAGGCCGTTGGCTCTGCCGTTGGGGGAGCGCTTGGCGGCCCGGTTGGAGCCGTCATTGGGCGTACGCTTGGTGCCATTGGTGGATCGTATATCGACAATCAACTTTTTGGCCCTGGTGACCAAGTTGTCGAAGGACCTCGCCTTGAAGGCGCGCAGGTTCTTTCATCAAGAGATGGCGCAACAATTCCCAAAGTGTTTGGGAGCGCGCGTATCTCTGGAGAAATTATTTGGGCAACATATTTCAACGAAATGCAACAGGTCCAGAAGACATCTCAAGGCGGGAAGGGAGGAGGACCAACAACATCAGTTTCGTCTTATTCCTACTATTCAAATTTCGCGATTGGACTTTGCGAAGGTGAGATTGCTTGCATTCGCCGAATTTGGGCAGACGGCCGACTTCTTGATCAGACCGAGCATACTATTCGCCCTTACAAGGGCGCTGATGATCAGGCTGTGGATAGTCTGATCGAAGCGAAACAGGGAACAGGCAATGCCCCGGCGTTTCGTGGTTTAGCCTATGTGGTGTTCGAAAATTTTCCATTGGAGGAATACGGCAACCGCATTCCGCAGATTGCTGTCGAAGTGGTGCGTTGTTCTGGACGCTTGGAACGGCATATCCACGCGGTCAATGTCATCCCGGGCGCGACTGAATTTGGCTACGATACCGTTCCAGCAATTGACCAAATTGATGAGACCGGAAGTGTCAAGCTTAATGTGAACCAAGAGGTCGCCCAAACGGACTTTATCGCTTCGCTGGAGGAATTGATCGCGCTTTGCCCGAACCTGAAACAGGTTGCTCTCGTTGTGGCATGGTTTGGCGATGATCTGCGCGCCGGTGAATGCACAATCCGACCTAAAGTAGAAACTGCGAGCCGCCGCCTTTTATCAAGTTCAGATTGGACTGTGGCAGGCCTCAATCGTTCATCTGCACAACTCGTCACCATGCAAGATGGTAGCCCCGCTTACGGTGGCACACCGTCTGATGCGTCTGTTCTTAACGCGATAGCCGCGATCAAAGAACGTGGCCTGAAAGTCTGTCTTAACCCGTTTATTTTGATGGACATTCCAGAAGATAACCAATTGCCAGATCCGTACGGTAATAAGGTCCAGCCATCGCATCCCTGGCGCGGGCGCATTACTTGTTTTCCAGCCGCCGGACAGAGTGGTTCAGTTGACGGTTCTGAAGATGCCGCTCAGCAAGTATCAAATTTTGTTGGTCAAACATCTGTTAGCGGTAGCGCATCGGCCAGTGATTGGTCCTATCGAAGGATGATTTTACACTATGCCGATTTGGCGACTGAAGCGGGTGGTTTAGACCTGTTTCTGATCGGCTCTGAAATGCGCGGTCTGACCACAATACGCGGAGCCAATGATGAGTTCCCGTTTGTCGATGGGTTGTGCGATCTGGCAGATGATGTTGCTGCTCAGTTGGGCCCCGATTGCTTAGTTACGTATGGTGCTGATTGGAGCGAATATTTCGGTTTTCATCCCCCAGAAACAAATGAGCAAGGATACTACCATCTCGACAAATTATGGTCACGAGCCTCTATCGGTGCCGTTGGCATCGATAACTACATGTCGTTGAGCGACTGGCGATCAACCGAAGTAAATGTCGAAGAAGGGCGGTCGGCAAATGATCGCGATATGCTATCCAGCCAAATTGAGGCCGGCGAAGGCTACGACTGGTACTATGCAAATGTTTCAGATCGGAATTCTGGAAATCGTTCGCCTATAACGGATGGATTAGGCAAGCCCTGGATCTATCGTTATAAAGACATTCGGTCCTGGTGGAGCAATTTACATAAAGACCGGCGAGATGGGGTTGAGTTATCCCAACCAACATCGTGGGTGCCGCAAAGCAAGCCAATTATCTTCACGGAATTTGGATGCCCGGCCGTTCACAACGGTGCGGCCCAACCCAATGTATTTGTAGACGCAAAAAGCTCTGAAAGTGCATTGCCCCATTTTTCAGATGGTGGGCGGGATGATCAGGCCCAGGTGGCGTATTTGGAAGCGCATCAGGTCCACTGGGACGAAACACATGAGGGTTTTTCTGAAAGCAATAACCCGGTTTCTTTAAACTATTCTGGGCGGATGGTGGACTTTGAAAAGAGCCAGGTATGGGCGTGGGACGCACGTCCTTACCCCTATTTTCCGGCTCTCACCGATGTTTGGTCTGATGCTGAAAACTGGGCGACCGGTCATTGGCTGAATGGTAGGTTGGGCGCTGCTCGCATCGCGGACATAATCGAAGAACTGCTTTTGTCAGCGGGCTTGACCGAATTCGATGTCTCGCAGGTTTCAGGCGTATTGGATGGTTATGTCATCGCGGATGCGACTTCGCCACGAGCCGCTTTGGAAGCGCTCGTTACACTTTATCAGATTGATATCATTGAGGACGCTGGAAAAATAATCTTCCGCTCTCCCGGTTATGACGACCTGCAGTGCCTCACGAAAGAGGATCTGGACCACTCGCTGAACGAGCCAATAGTTTCCAGATATCAACGACAGGAAAACGATCTGCCGGTCTCAATACAGGTTCAGCATATTGATCCCGATATCCAATATAATGAGACGCTAACCACTGAAGGGCGCACAGATCGTCG